TATTGCATTTTCCTCATCCTTTAGTAAAGAATATGAAGAAAGTACATAGATTAGTAGTTAAGCCAGATTATCAAGGGATAGGCTTAGGAGCAAAGTTTTTAGATTGTATAGCTGATATATACAAAAAAGAAAAGAATCGCTTTACGATATCAACAAGTCAGCCAGCAATAGTATTTTCATTGATTAAGAATAAAAGATGGGCAATGATAAGAAAACCTAGTAGAGTGCATAAAGAGGGCAAAAATGCCATAATTAAAGCATATTCATTGGCTAGATTAACTACATCTTTTGAGTTTATTGGTTAACTTTGGGAGTTAGAAAAGGAAAATGAGTCAGGGTAAAGAACATATACTAAGTGAAGACAGCCGTAAGCTAGTTAGAAATTTAGCTGCTATGGGTGTTCGTTATGTTGATATAGCACACAAATTAGACATTAATGATGAAACTCTTAGAAAGCATTACAGAGAAGATTTAGAAAGTGGCAGAATTGATGCTAATGCACAAATAGCCAATACTTTGTTTCAGCAAGCTAAAAAAGGCAATATGACTGCTGCAATCTTTTGGCTTAAAACTAGGGCTGGATGGAAAGAAACAAATGTAACTGAGTTATCAGGTGGTGAAGGTTCAGAAGTAAAAGGAATTAATATTACTTTTGTAGAATCTAATGTCAAACAAGATTGATAACAAAGGCTTTATATGGCCTAGGTTTCCTTCTAAACTGAAATGTTTATTTGAGCCTAAAAATAGCAGATACAGAGTGTTATATGGTGGTCGTGGTGCTGCCAAATCACATTCAGTAGCTAGAGCATTATTATGCATGGGAGTTCAAAATCAATTAAGAATACTATGTGCAAGGGAATTTCAGACATCTATTAAAGATTCAGTACATAAACTATTAACTGACCAAATATACAGTTTAGGGCTTGAAGGTCATTATGAAATAACTCAAAGCACCATTAGAGGTACAAATGGGACAGAGTTTATATTTGCTGGTATTAAAAACAATATTAACAATCTTAAATCAATGGCAGGAATTAATTACTGTTGGGTTGAAGAGGCAAACAATGTAACTGATACTAGCTGGGATATATTAATTCCAACGATTCGTGAAGAAAACTCTGAAATATGGATAACTTTTAACCCTGAATTGCCTACTGATGCAACATATAAACGATTTGTTATAAGCCCACCTGATAATGCTGTGGTGCAAAAAGTTAATTGGTCTGACAATCCATGGTTTCCTGAAGTATTGGACTTAGAACGACATTCATTAAAAAACAGAGACTTTGAAGCATATCAGAATGTATGGGAAGGCTTTACTCGGTCTACTATTGATGGTGCTGTATTTGCTAAGGAAATGGCAAGAGCTGAACAAGATGGTCGAATATGTAATGTTCCCTACGATGCTACTAAGCCTGTATTTGCATGTTTTGATATTGGGTGGGCTGATGCTACGGCTGTTTGGATTGGTCAATTTGTGGGCATGGAGACAAGATTGCTACGTTACTATGAGACAACACAGACAACCATTAGTGAAATATTGGCTAAGTTACAATCATTTGGTTATATGTACGATACATTGTATTTACCTCATGATGCACAGAATAAGACATTGGCTGCAAATGGTAGAAGTATTGAAGAAATAGTACGAAGTTCAGGGTTTAATGTTAGGATTATTGATAGAGTGCCTATAGCTGACTCAATCAATGCAGCAAGAACCATATTTAATAATTGTTACTTTGACAAGAACAATACAGAAACAGGCTTACAATGTTTAAGACATTATAGATATGATGTAGACCCTGAAACAAAGCAATTTAGTCAGAAGCCACTTCACGACAACTACAGTCATGGTGCAGACGCATTTAGATATATCGGCTTAATGATTCAAGAAAAGAAAGTAGTCAAACGTAAGCCAATGAATTATGATGTAGTCAGTTGGATGAATTAAGGACAAATCTATGGTTACTAATGTACAAAGTAATGGTGGCATTTACAGCTCTGAATATGCTGATGATGATGAATCAAGCATTATTGACAATGCTAAAGCATTTTTAAGATTCTGTAGCGATAGCGACTCGAACAATCGAGTTGAGGCTTTGGATGACTTAAAATTTGCTGGAGGAGACCAATGGCCTGTAGAAATTCAGAACAGTAGACTATTAGAATCAAGACCTTATTTAACTATTAATAAGATTGATGCCTACTGTAGACAGATTACCAATCAGCAAAGACAACAAAGACCTCGAATGAAATGTCATGGGATGAACAGTCAATCTGATGGTAAGGTTGCTGAAATCATTACAGGTATTTTGCGACATATTGAAAACCAATCTGATGCTGACTCAGCTTATGACAATGCATTTGATTTTGCTGTTCGTATGGGTTGGGGATATTGGAGAGTAACTCATGATTATCCTAGACCTGATAGCTTTCATCAAGAAATCTATATTAAACGTATAGAAAATCCATTTATGGTCTATTTTGACCCTAATTCTACTGAACCTGATGGCTCTGATGCTGAACAATGCTTGATTACTGAGGTAATAAGCAAAGAAGCATTTAGAAAGATGTATCCTGATGCTGATGATGGTAGTGGTTTTAATGCTAGAGGCACAGGTGATTCACAATCAGAATGGATTACTAAAGAAGATATAAGAATCGCTGAATACTTCTATACGGAACGAATCAGAACTAAATTGTTACTGTTATCTGATGGCACTATTGTTTATGAAGATGAAAAGCCAAAAGAAACAGAGTTACAAGATAGAGGTGTATTTGTAGTATCCAAGCGTGAAACTGTTAAGAAACAGATTAAGTGGGCTAAAGTTACAGGCATGCAAGTGCTTGAGCAAAGAAATTGGGCTGGTAGATACATCCCTGTTATTCCTGTTTATGGTCAAACTCTGATAGTTGATAGTAAGAAGAAGAAGTTTGGACTTACTCGCATGGCAAAAGACCCACAAAGAATGTATAACTTTTGGTCTACAGCATTAACAGAATCAGTTGCATTAGCACCTAAAGCTAAGTTTTTACTTGCTGAAGGTCAAGATGAAGGTCATGAAATGGAATGGAATACGGCAAACATTAAGTCTATGCCTGTATTACGTTACAAACAAACTGACTCAGAAGGTAGACAAGCACCTATTCCACAAAGAATTCAACCTGAACCTCCTCCAACAGGAATGGTTACAGCATTGGCTGGTTTAAATAGCGATTTAATGGCTGTTATTGGTATCTATGACCCAAGTCAATTACCATCAGGAATGATTAGTGGTAAGGCTTTAAATGGTCAACAGCAACAAACTGACATGACTAACTTCCATTACTATGACAACTTAACAAAGTCTATAAGGCAATGTGGTCGTATATGTTTAGATTTAATACCTACTATTTATTCTGAAGAACGTATTTTAAGAATCATTGGTGCTGATGGTAAGAATGAACTAGTAACATTGAATCAAAAAGGTCTTGACGAAGCAGGTATTGAAAAGATAATGAATGATGTAACGGTTGGTGAGTATGATGTAGTCATGGAAACAGGTCCAGGTTATGCATCCAAACGTCAAGAAGCTGTAAATTCTATGATGGGCTTATTCCAAGCTGACCCTGCATTGGTACAGATTGCTGGTGATTTACTTGTAAGAAATATGGACTTCCCTGGTGCTGATGTGATTGCTGACAGATTAGCTGCAGGTAATCCATTGGCTCAAATTAATGATAAATCACCTGTTCCTCCACAGGTACAGATGCAATTGGCACAATCACAGCAAACTATCCAACAGTTACAACAACAGTTACAAGCAATGCAAATGGATATGAAGTATGGTGCTAGTGTTGCTCAACAACGTGAAGAAGCATTAATGCAACGTGAACAGGTTAAAGCTGAAGCGAAACTTGAAGATAGTAAGATGCGAACTGATGTTCAGGCTCACGATACAATTATTAAGAGTGAAACTCAGAAAGAAATTGAGAATATGAAGGCTCAGTTAGCTTTAATTTTGGCTCAAATGGGTATGAAAAATGAACGAGTAGCAATTGACGAAGCAATCGAAAGGGGAATTTAAATGGCAAGAGAAATAGTTACGTCTGAAAATCGTAAAGAATATATGGATAAAAAACTTGGTAGAGAAGAAGCAATGCCAAAGTTTAAATTTCCTCATTATGGTATTGGAGATATAGTAAGAACAGGTGATACAGGTCATATGTTAGTTACTGAGCATGATGAAAAAGGTCAAGGTTATCTTGGTCATGCTGTAAATGAATATGGTGAAAAAGAAACACCTGAAAGACAAAAAGCTGTAATGCATAAAGAAGTCGGCACAGGTAAACATCATTTATATGCTAAACATGGTGAGCATCCTGAAAAAGAAGAATCACAAAAAGACAGAGCAAAAAAAATGGACAATGAGCAATACGAAAGAGCTCAAAAACATCCTAAATTTGCTATGTTAAAGGCTAAGTTAGGCAAACGTGGTGCTATGGATGCCGTTTTAAAAGAAATGAATGATAAGCAATAATTTTTAGTATGGCAACCAATCGGAGGAAATATGCCAACAGTAATAGGAGCAAACATTACAGAATGGAAAATGCGAGAAATGGCTCGTAGGGCTGGTAAGAAGTATGAAACTGAACCTACTAACCCATTTGCTAATTTAAATGAAGATGAGCTTGAAGAACAACAATCTTTATTAAATGAAGCCATTGAACAAACAAAAATTGACAAATAATTTTTAAATCTTTATAACTTAACCATCAGGAGCTTGAGCAATCATGGCCGATACAGAAATAAGAGAAGCAAGTAGTGTAGTAACAAGTGAGAACGCAGCAGAATTCTATGCAGAAAGATTAGGTTTAGCTGACCAAGACCAACCTGAGGCTGATATACCATCAGAGCCAGTAGAAGTCGAAGAACAGAGTAAACCAGAAGCAGAGGAAGAAGCTAATGAAACAGAAGCTGACAAGCCAAAAGACAAGCTAAATAAGCGATTTGAAAAAGTATCTAAAAGGGCTCAGGAAGCTGAAGCCAAAGCAAGAGAACTAGAGAATCGGTTAAAAGAGTATGAATTACAAAATGCTCCTCAAATGTCGTTGGAAGGTAAGCCTGAATCGTATCAGTTTAATGATGCTTATGAGTATGAACAAGCATTAATAGAATGGTCGGCAGGTAATGCTTTAAGGCAAAGAGATGAACAAGAGTTGCAACGTAGAAGGCAAGAAGAAAACGAAAAGATTACAAAATCTTGGGCTAAGAAACTTGAACAAGCGAAGACTCAATATTCAGACTTTGATGCAATAGTGCAATCTAGTAGTGTCATTGTTGGTGATGAAATACGAGATAGCATTTTAGAAAGTGATGTTGGACCACAAATTTTATATCACTTGGCATCAGATGAAGACTTTGCTATTAAATTGACAGAGATGCCTGTAACAAGGGCTCTTAGAGAAATAGGCAAGTTAGAAGCTAGGTTTGAACGTAAGGAAGAACCGAAAGTGGCAAATGTTTCAAGAAGTAAAGC